ACGCAACAAAGGAGGCACTACATGGTCACTAACAAACATGGCATCGTAATAGATGACGGAACATTCGGAAAAAATAAGTCTGTGAAAGTGAGAGTTCAAAAGAAACAAAGCATTAAACGCTACGACAGATACGTTCAAATGATACACAAATTGGACAAGCATAACTCAGTCGTTACACCGTTTGATAAAGCGTATATCAAGCAACTCAAACGTGAGGGTTACAAGTTAGTTGACGACTTTCAAATTAGATTAGGAGGATAGTAGATTGGTTGATTGGGGTGCAGTTCTAAAACAAACCGAGCGACAAACAGGAAAAAGGCTGCATGAAGGTTTATACGAAATCGCAGAAAATGAAGAATTGATTTATGTTCTTTTTAAGGATGAAGACGGTTATGTGCACTTTCAATATTGTGATGATCCATTGCAAATCAATCACACAATGACTGAAACACAATTGCGAAAATATCAACGTGTTTGGTGATTAATAATTAGGAGGATAACAGATTGTCAGTTTCAGAGATTTTAGTTTATGCATTATCTATTGCAGGTGCAGTTCTAATGTTAAAGATTGTTATGGAGGGACGGAATAAGTGATACCTAAGTCGAAGCTATCTAAAGAAGAACGCAAAGCTATGGAGGAATACCTAGAGTATATCAATATGACTCGTAAAGGGTATTACAACCATTGGTGTGATGAACATTTGGAGGACGAATATAACAAGTTTGCGAAAGGAAGTGCTTCGTAATGGCTTGGGGAAGATTTAACGGTAAGAAGCTAGTTCGTGGCTTTTCTAAAAAAGACGTAGAAAAGAAAATGCAAGGATATTTAGAGCGTGGGTGGAAACCAGCAAGCAAGATTCAAACAGAATGCAAAAATGGTGGAGCTTATGCAATATTAATGGAATTTCCAAATAAAAAACACGCTTGAAGGGCAATTCAAACGTGTCAACTAAAGAAATAGGGAAAATTATGAGACGGTTTCATAACCGTCTTATCTCCATTTTTAACAATTCGTTATTAGTTTATACGGTCTAAAATCTTAAAAGATTCGCTTTTATAAAAATATTTTTGGAGGGATAAAGATGCCAGGACGAGTGAGACAATACTTCATGTTTGATATCGATGGAATTGATTTATCATTACCAGAGACAAAAGTGAAAAAATTCGACCAAATGTGGAATGAAGGCTGTTCTATATCTGAAATAGCATTCAAACTCCAACGAAAGAAAAATGAAGTTATGCTACTTGCTCAAGATAGATTTTTGCGTGGAAAGATAAAAGAAAGACCAGGGCAAATGAAAGGCACTAAGCCTTGGAAGAATCCATATAACAACAAGATTAGAGTGGAGGCGTAGTATGGGAGAACGACAATTACAAACGGATCCAGATATGATTGCAGAAGTTGATTTGCATGAAAATGCTGTGTATGTGGTGTGCCAAGGAAAACTTCAAATAGTAGATACACCTCCTACTGGATATGGAACGCAATTGATATATTGGAGAGAAGGAAAGCCGACTCATAGTGAAATTGGATTTACTCAGAAGTTTGGATAAATAGTTGAAGAAAAATGTGACATAGAAAGGAGAAGTTAAAATGACGGTAAAAGGATTTATGGAAGATTGGGATGGAGAAATTATCCTAAGTGATACTCATAATTTTAAGGATGATAAGGACTTTATTAAACAAGCAGAAGATTATGTTAAGACAACAAGAGGATATAAAGTACCAGTCCTTCCACCAACTTTATTAGAAATCGTATATAACGGTGAACAGGAAGAATGTTGGGCAAGTAAAAGCTATGCTATGAAAACCGGATTTGATGGTGAAACACTTACTGTTTATAGGTCAGATTTGGATTGGGATAATGCAGAAACTTAATGTATATCACGTAGATTTTAAGACTATATAAAATCTAACATATATGCTAAAATATTCTTAAATAAATATTTGCCAATCGGAAGAACCGGGGGCACTGAATTTACGCAATTACTGCGTTTATTTGGTGCTCCTTTTTTATTTGCTAAAAGGGTGGTGGTTATATGGATGTGATTAAGTGGGTGACACATGAAAAGACAACAGCTAAGAACATACATAAGAACCCAACTGAAAAGCTAACTAAAAAGGAAATAGAAGAACTGATGGGTGTACATAGACCACGATATGTAAAATGTGGTGGAGCATTTAGACAGAAATAGAGGTGCTGTATGGCTAAGAAAGATTTTGCTTTTGAATACAAACATATGCAGATTATCAAACATGCTTTGCGTCACTATCTACAGCGTGAAGGTGCTAGTTATCAAGATTTAGTATCAGAGATAGCATTACTTAATCGAGTAGAAAATTACATCAAGGAACAATTCCCTTTCATACGAAAATAGATAGGAGTGGTTTTAATGCCTGGGATGAACAATACAGAAGAATTAAAAACTACATTTGTACAAATGATTAAGGATTATCGTTGGATGGTGAAGGAAGAACAAAGATTATCAAAACTAAATTATATTGCAAACGGTAGTTTCAACACAAAGATGGTTGCTCAATACGGATTAGAAGCTGCCATGCCTCATGCAAATACATCTATTAAAAGCCAAACAGAAATAAAACTTGCTAGTAAGCGTGAAGAACGTAATTTTAAACGTCTAATAAGATTAAGGAATGAATTATTGATCTTAGATTATGTGAATGAACTATTAGAAAACGACTTGCAAGAAACTGTTTACGATTGGCTACTAGAAGGCGAATCAATAAGAGGTATTGCTTCATTTATCGAAACATCAAAAGAAGTGGTGATTGAAGTAAGAGATCGAATTATTGAGCTTGCTATAAATGATGAAAAAATAGAAACATTCTTACTTTATGGTGATCTAGATTCATTTGAATACAAAAAAGACAAAAAAGACAAATCAGACAAAAAAGACAAAACCGCATGAATTTGAATCACTATTAATCAACCGTGTAAAATGGGAGGCAGGTTCGGAGCGTTGAATCCACCAGGTAGAAGAATACCTTCGGCATTCCCAAAAATGTTTGAAGGTATTCTCTAAAAGGTTTAAACCAACCGACCAACCAACCCAAGAAGATTTTTTCCGTTGGTTATACTCCGCTAAAATGGAGTACATCTGATATAAGCGAATAATACGAAGCATAGAGAATCCAAATGTGATGTAGGCTTGGCAGTATTGTTCGTTTATATGAGATGCAAAGCCAAATGGTGAAGTATATCTCACGTTGGAAATCTTCCTTTATTGGACATCTTTATGGTGTCCTTTTTATATTATTTTGAAACAAGTGAATATGATAGATGTGTTCATTTGCTTGAGAACAATCTCACATACAAGATAGGCTCGCCACCGAAAAGGAGAATCCTACTCCCTTCTTGTATGAAATTTATAGGAACTACTAAGGAGGTAGTAAAATGGTTAAAGAAATACCGTTACAAAATGGAATGTTTGCATTGGTTGACGATGATGATTATGAGAGAGTAAACAAATTAAAGTGGTCTGTTGTCGGAAGAGGTACGACTATACGTGTAAAAACAGAAGATATCGATTTAGCATATTTTATTTTAGATTTACCACAAAAAATGAGTGTGAACATTATCAAGAAAAATAAGAATGACTTAGATTTCACTAAAAACAATTTAATTGTAGGCAATAGAAATAAGGTTGCTCACTTTTCAAGAGGACAAAGAAACTCAACATCGAAATACAAAGGTGTTTATTGGAGGAAAGATACCAATAAGTGGCAAGCGAAAATAGGTATTGATGGAAAAACTAAATATTTAGGTTGCTATGCAAGAGAAGAAGAAGCCGCAATTGTATATAATAATGCAGCATTAAAATATTTTGGAAAAGATTGTTACTTGAATAAAATCGGTGAAGATAACAGCGCTTTAACTATTGAAATAGACAAGCGGCCACAACATAGACGGCCAAAATTTGATAAACAGTCGAGCTATAAAGGCGTAACCAAACAAATCAAAGGTAATTACGAACGTTGGAACGCATATATTCATCATAATGAAAAGCGATTACATCTTGGATATTTTACGAATGAATTAGATGCTGCAAAAGCTTACGATAAAAAAGCAATAGAATTATTTGGAGATAAAGCAATATTGAATTTTCCTAAAGTCACTCAATAGGGTGGCTTTTTATTTTGCAAAAATGAGGTGATGAAATGGCACGTAATAAATACAATAACAAGCAAGTTGAAGTTGATGGTATTATTTTCGATTCAGCATTAGAAAGTAAGTATTATTTGCATCTGAAACAATTGCAGGAACAAGGCATCGTGGAATCGTTTGAAATGCAAAAGACGTATTTATTACTAGAGGGCTATTCTATCGCAGGAAAGAAACGACAGCCTATAAAGTTTACTCCTGATTTCATCGTTCATTATGCAGATGGTACCACAAGAGTAATTGATGTAAAGGGTAATGAAAGAGCGATATCACGAGATTTCCCATTACGAAAGAAAATGTTCGAGTGTCGTTATCAAATACCTTTAGATGTAATCATGTGGTCCAAGATAGACGGCGGATGGATAGAATATGAAGATTTGAAGAAAGCTCGGGAACTTAGAAAGAAAGCAAAAGAAACTTCTAAGAAATGAGGTGGTGATATGACTAATGCCAAGAGCACGCGATCCGAATCGGGATAAAGCATTTGAAATATTTAAAGAACATAACGGTGATATTACAAATCGTAAAATTGCTGAAATGCTTGGTGTTTCTGAAAAGACCATTGGTTCATGGAAATCTAAATCCAAAGATGATTGGAATGGGAAATTGAACGGAGTACTCCAAACGAATGAACGGAGTACTCCGAAAAATAATGCTTCTTGGAAAGTTGATGGACAAAGGGTTGAGAAAGAAAAGCAACCCTACCGCAGTAACCCAAAGAATCAATTCACGAAACGGAATGAAGCTTCGGTTAAACATGGTTTCTATCGTAAGTGGCTACCACAAGACATGTTAGAAATTATTGAGGACACTAAAGGCATGACACTAGCTGACCGTTTGTGGTTCCAAATTGAAACCAAATTTGCTTCATTAATACAACTGCATAAAATCATGTTTGTTGAAAGTAAGTATGACACGTTACGTGAAGAAGATATGATGTCCGATGGAGAAGGTGGTTCAACAACTCGTTACAAAGTCGTTTATGCATTTGAACAATATGCTGAATATGTAAAAACAGAAGCAAGACTAACATCTGAATGGCGTAACGTTGTAAAACAATTCTTAGAGTTATCAGATGAATACGATGAACGCCGAATGAAGCTTGAGCAAATGCAGCTGAATATCGAAAAGACGAAAACTGAAATCGAAAACATTAAAGGTGATACCGAAAACCATGGTGCTGATGATTGGGTAACGGCATTAAAAGATGTTGCTGCTAAGCGAAAGAAAGCAAAAGATGGTGAGTTGAATGACAAATAAACCATACAATGTGCTTGTTGATCTTATCAACGTATATTGGGACGATCCAGTAGCTTTCGCTGAAGATATTTTAGATTTCTATCCAGATAGATGGCAACGTAATGTGTTAAATGATTTAGCACATAATCCATTTGTTTCCGTTCGTTCCGGCCAAGGTGTCGGGAAAACAGGGTTAGAAGCAGTATCAGTCATCTGGTACCTATGCTGTAGACCAAATCCTAAAGTCATTTGCACTGCACCGACAAGGCAACAACTAAATGACGTTCTCTGGGCAGAAATTGCAAAATGGCTTGAATCATCCGTTGTTAAGAACTTTTTGAAGTGGACTAAAACAAAGGTTTATATGCTTGGTAATGAAGAACGATGGTTTGCTACTGCAAGGACAGCAACTAAGCCCGAGAATATGCAAGGGTTTCATGAAGAATATATGTTATTCGTCGTGGATGAGGCATCTGGTGTTGCTGACAATATCATGGAAGCAATACTTGGTACGCTTTCCGGCCACGAAAATAAATTGTTAATGTGTGGGAACCCTACTCGAACGAGCGGAGTCTTTTATGATTCTCACCATAAGGACCGCGGCGACTATAAAACTCATAAAGTAAGTAGTTGGGACACGTCAAGAGCTAGTAAAGATAACATTGAACGTCTTATCCGAAAATATGGTGCAGATAGCGATGTTGTTCGTGTTCGGGTATACGGGGACTTTCCGAAAGCAGAGCCTGATACATTCATCCATCTTGAAAAGGTAGAAGCAGCTGTTATGCGGGAAGTATATCCTCTCAATGACGGCCAAACGCTTGCTGACATACTACCGAACGAGACTACACTTGAAATTGGCGTGGACGTTGCGCGCTACGGTAATGACGAAACGGTTATTGTTCCGCGGATTGGAAAATTGGTACCTTTTATTCGAAGGTATACAAAACAAGATACCATGACTACAGCTGGGTGGGTGCTAAACATTGCACAAGATTTAATGCTTGAGTATGGGCGACCAACATGCACAGTCAAAATAGATGATGATGGTGTCGGCGGTGGAGTAACTGATAGATTAAGAGAAGTCGTCGCAGAAGATGGTTTATATATTGATGTGATTGATTGTCATAATGGCGGCAAAGCTAACAAATCAGACCGTTACGACAATTGGGGAACTGAAGCTTGGGCAACGTTAAGAGACTTGCTTCACGAGGGTGAAATACAAATTCCGAATGATGAAGACTTAGTCGGACAATTAAGCACAAGAAAGTATCACGTTACATCAAAAGGTAAGATACGTTTGGAATCAAAAGATGATATGAAAGCTAGAGGGCTTCGTTCACCTGATAGAGCGGATGCACTCGTTTTGGCATTTGCAAATACTGGAGAAGAAGCATTAGATGACGATGTAGCTGCATTGTTGAGGGGGGTGAAAGTACATGGCTAGTTGGTGGAACAAAGCAGTTGGCGAGATGTCAAATCTTAGAAGCAAGTTATTTGGTTCTTATGGCATTATGACTGGTAGGCTCGGCAGTGGTTATAAGTTAGATAGTACAAAAGTAGATTACGAGAAAACAAAAGCACTTTATTACAACACAGACGATAATTACAAGTTAGGAGCAGGCTTTGCTAAATCCGTTATAAATTCAAAGGTCAGCTTCATGGGCATACCATCTTTTAAAAGTGAAGACAAGAATGCACAAGAAGTCTTGGATGATTTTGTTGAAACAAATGCTTCTAATATGCAGAGGACCACACGAGACGCATTGCGAGATGGCGATTGTTATGTATGGGTAACACGAGAAGAAGAAAAAGACGCTTCTTTGTATCCAGAGCAGGCAATTAGACTTATATATAATGTTATTCCTCCTGGTCAAGTAGCGGATATCATACGAGAACCATTAACAGGTATCGTTGAAGAGTACAAACTGGTTTCTTATCACGAATGGAAAGATGAAAATGATTATAGTAAACGGAGTACAATCATTCAACGAATACGTCGCGGAGAAAGAATTGTTGAAGTAGATGGCGATCTGCCACCAGGAGTTGAAGAAGGTACCTTTACTACACCATGGGATTTCATCCCTATTGTCCACTTTAAAAACGAAGGCGACGAGGGAGTTTATGGCCAATCAGAATTAGAAGTAATCGAGCCATACATGAAGGCTTACCATGATGTTATGCTACACGCTATGCAAGGCTCAAAGATGCATAGTACGCCACGGCTAAAGCTAAAAGTTAAAGATGTATCAAAATTCTTAAAAAACAATTTTGGTGTAAAGGATGCCAATGAGTTCGCTAAAAATGGTGGCACAATTAATCTCGATGGAAAAGAACTTCTATTCTTGCAAGGGGACGATGACGCTTCCTTTATTGAAGTCAAATCAGCAACAGGAGACGCACAGGTACTATTGAAATTGCTATTTTATTGCATTGTTGACGCATCCGAAACACCAGAATTTGTATTTGGTGTTCACACACCGAGTTCTCTTTCATCAGTAAAAGAACAAATGCCTATTCTTATTCGTTCGATTGAAAGAAAACGAGAACACTTTGCCGATAGTTGGCAAAGGCTTGCTCGTATCGTTTTGGCGATGACTGGATACTCAGATAACTTTTCCTTTGATACTTATAAAACAACACTTAGTTGGGTGAACATCGATTATCGCACAGGGCAAGAAATTAGTCAGGAATTGTTAAATATCGTCAACGCATTAAATATTGCCTTAAATAACAATATGGTAAGCGAAGTTGCGGCAGTTAACTATTTATCTAGATATATAGATACCATGAATGAATGGCAATCAGAAGATGGCGAAAACGAGCAGGATCGCATAATGAATACAAGATTAAATCGTATGAAGCTAGAGGATACGCAGTATTTAGAGGAACAGTCCAAGTCGATTGGCAAAACACTTAGAAATAGTGGTGATAAATCGTGAATGACTCCGAAAAAGAAATTGAAGAAATAAAACGCTTTGCTGGTGAATTTTTGGTTTTCGCACTCGAAGCAAGAAGGAAATATATCATCAATCGGTTAGAAACTGAAAAAGAAATACGAAAGCTTTTCGTTAGCACAGTCAACACAATTGCCAAAGAAATACGAAGCAGTGCAAAAGATGGAACATTCTTCGCAAAGTTTGGGACAACTAGAAACATTTTGACAACCGTATTTCAAGCGCTATGTGATAGTTTAATTAATATATTTGATCACCGTATCATTCTGAGTGTGGATGCTGGCATGCATCAATCTAAAAAGATTACTTTGTATTATCTTAATAAAGCAAGAATGGATGTCGAACCTGCCATTAAAGCATATTTCAGAGTTAGCGAGCAGGCAGTAAATGATGTGAAGAAACGATCTGCAAGAGGACTAAATATATCTGATAGGATTTGGGAAAAGTCAAACTTAGCGCGTGATAGAATCGGTGATATTATTCAAGCCGGTGTTCGTTCTGGTTCCAACCCAGTCGAAATAGCAAAGGCACTTGAACAGTATGTAAGAGATGGAGCGAATACGTTAGCTATCAACTATCCAAACATGATGGAACGATTAGACGGAAATATCCCTCAAGATTTAAGCTATGAAGCCCTACGACTAGCCAGAACAGAACTAGCGGAAGCGTATGGAGCAGGTGTAAAAGAAAGTGTTAAAGCCAGTCCTAGTGCAAAAGGTGTTCGTTGGGCACTTTCATTAAGCCACCCAGCATACGATGTATGTGACGAACATGCCACCCATAATGAAGGGCTTGGTGAGGGCGTATATTCAGTTGATTCTTTACCGAGATTCCCAGCACATCCAAATTGCTTATGCAGGTTGGAACCAGTGCATGAGAATACTGATGATTTCCTCGACAAATTAATTAAATGGAATAAGCAACCAAAATCGCAACCGGAATTAGAAAATTGGCATCAAACAGTTTATAAAACAGGTGCACTATAATAATGGAGGCATGGTTGTCAATGATAGTTGCAGATACGGTTATTACTATTAAAAAATCTAATTTAGGTAGAAGTCATGAGGGGAGGTGAGAATGTGAATAAAATCATTATTTGTGGTGAAATGGCTGAAAACAAAAAGGATATATTTCAATTATTCGGTGGTATTGGCGAGATGAATGCGGAGGATATTCCTGTTGCTCCTAACGTCAATATTGATGAATTGAAGAAAGGCGACGATGATCCGCTTGAGGTTGTAGTCGAGATTCCGGCTTCTAAATCAAAAAGAGGATGGAATTATACTTCAAATTCTTTAAAAGACATCGTAAATCACGTCAATAGTCAAACGCTAAACGGGTTCTTAGGGCATCAAAGACCGGAAGATGTAAGTAATCAATTCTTACCCCCTGTTACGCATTGGGTAGGTGCTAAGATGGCTGGTGAGACTGCTTATTTTCGTGGTGTAGTAGATGCGGCGGCAAAAGATTTAAAACGTTGGATAAAATCCGGTCGTGTAAAACAAGTCAGTATTTTCGGAATGCCTAAAATACAAAAGGTTGCTGGTGAGACAAACGTGGTTGGTTATAAACCGCTAAGTATCGATTGGACGCCACTGGATAGGGCTGGTATGAATACACGTATCGTTGCGATGAGTGGCGAAATGTGGGATTTAGATGGTGATGGACCAGAAGGTGAAATGAAAAAAGGAGGGGTAAATGTGAACCCAGAAGAATTACTTGTAGCGTTAAAAACAATGTTGAATAATAAACAACTAACAGTTCCTATGATTGCTGGTGAAATGGGGTGGAAACCAGACGAAGTAGCTGGCGATATTGATGCGAAATGGTTAACTAATATGACAGCATCTGTTGACAAACTTAAGAAAGTGGAAGAAGCACTTGGGGTTTCCGGAGAAATGGATGTTGTGAAAGTAGCACAAGATGCTGCAGAAGCGATTAAAAAACAATCGACTATAGAATTTGACAAAGTTGTCGGTGAAATGATGGAGAAAAAGATTGCATCAGAAGCTATTCGGAAAGATATGCTTGACGATAAGACGGTTATCGGAAAGATTTGGTCATATCAAACGAAAAACTTTGATACTTCTATTACAGAAGAACAACTAGCTGGTGAAATGGATACTTTCCTTGCAGATCAAGTCGTTAAAGACATTATTAGTAATTATCATACCGATAAGCCTGCAGGAGTAAGTGTTAGCAATAACAATAAACAAGCGCCGAAAGGATTAAAGCCAAAGCGTACAGCGCTATAAGGAGGAGAACACACAATGGATGCAAGACCGATTAAAACAAACACATATAATTCAAGTCGTGCAAAAATTTCAGATGGAAAGAGTGTCTTGGTACAAGTGCCAGAAAACACAACAATTGAGGCACAAATGTTTTATGAACTGGAAGGTTTTTTTGGAGCGGCAACTGAATCAGTTACAACTGGTGAAGGTCAAACAGCTGAAGTTGTTTTAACGATTGAACAGGCGGAGTATGAATCAGACCAGATTATGACCACTAAGCAATTTGACGTCGGTGCACCATTATATTTTAAAGACGGAAAATTTACTCCAGATGCATCAACAGGAGTAGAACCAGATGTAACCTCACATCGATTAGTAGGACGTGTAACACAATCTAAAGACGCAAATAATGTGATTTTGTTCATTTTAGGGCCACAGGTATAGGAGGAGATAATATATGAGAATTCATACATTCGAAACTGAAAAAGAACAACGACGTAAAGGGACCATTGAAAAAGAGGTTCCTTTTATTTTTAACGGAAAACCGGAGGCTGTAACGAAGAAAATTGTAAACGGTGAGATGGAAACATACGATTTATCAAGCCCTATTGGTGAAATGATGACAAGTGAAAGCGCCCGAAAAGAACTTATTCAAAAGGTAGTCCTTGATGTCGAACTCGGACGGGAAGAAGTCCCAACATTATACCAACCAATTTATGAAACGATTGCGGATGCTAACTTCCCGAAAGAATTCGAAGCAAAATGGGCTCAACATGGTACAGTCGTATTCTTTGAACATTTAGAAGGCCAAGAAGTTAAATTCGGTAGTTTGGCAGCCGAAAGTGGTCCTATTGCACGAATTAAAGGATATGCTGCGGGATTTGAATATACAAAAGAATTAGAAATGTTCAACCAAACATTTAATTTTGAAATGCTAAATCGTGCGTTTGGCGAAGCACATAATGCAATTTTAAATCATATGCACTTGGCGCCGATTATCCAATTTAGCTATAAAGCGGCCAATAAAACAGCTGCTGTTTATACGGATCCAGAAGGTAAAACATTGTCTGATGCTACAGGTGCCCACTACCTTCTATCATTGCGAGAAACACTTCGTGCTGGTATTAAAGCAACTCGAACTGCCAAACGTCCTGGTGCAGTGCTTCTAGCAAATTCGGCAAACCAAGAGGACATTCAAGATGCTTTAAGCTCTATGACGATCCAAGGAACGCCTTATGGTGCTACTGCAGGTATTTCGGATATCATTTATTACGATGGATGGGATACGACGGTTTCTAGAAAAAATTATTCTTATCCTGGTGTACCAGAAGGAAAAGTATACTTAATTCGTCCAAAACGTGGTTTTAAAGAATTAGTTAAGCAAGGCTTACAAATCAATTCAACAATGGGCGATTTATCACGTTTGGTTGAAGCTCAAATTGTTGGTGACTTTTGGCGCGGTGTATTTGCAGCTGTTGAAGAAAATGTTCAAGAAATTACATTACCTGGTAAATAGGGGTGATATAAATGCTTGTTACACAAGCGATTATAAAAAAAGTGAGACGTCACTTAAATGAGCCAGACGAAACTCGTTTTACCGATGATGATATAACCGACTTATTAGATGATTACCCATCAATCAATAAAGCCATTTCCGTTGGTTGGACCATGAAAGCTGGTAAACTACAACAAGAAATGGGAAACATTGAGGAATATAGTACTGGAAATGAGCGCTATAAATATCAAAGCCTAACAAATTTACTTAATGCTGCACTCAAAATGGCGGATAAGTATGAAGAGTTATATCAAGAAGAACAGAATTCTGATTCTAGTAGTTTAATCTTGAAATTCAATACGCCGGATGTGATGTAATGAATATTGTTGATTTACGTCGTAACAGCGCGATATTTAACATTAATCAGAATCCTACCGAGATCATGATACATCGCACTGAAAAGAAAAAAATGGGTGGCTACGTCGATGAGATTGAACAAGATGTTGGCCCTTTTGTTGTGCGTATTTTTGTTGCAAATTCAAGCTCACCACAAAAGGTAACTACTTTAGCTGGTGAAAAACAGGTAGACCGCTATTTTGGTTTATTAGCAGATCATCAAGCGGATATACAAGCAGGTACGACTGTTAAAGATGAATTTACAGTTAATAACATGAAATTCCTCGTCAAAGCTGTTTATCCGCAAATAGCAGATAACCAAATAGTAAGCTACCAGGTAGAGTTAGAGAGGGTGAATTAATATGTCACTCGGAGATAGAACAAAGGAACATATCGAGCGCAAAGTAGCAGGTTTATATGCCTTAGCACAAAATATTGGCGAAAATCTAGAACAAACCGCTAAAAGCGGTGCTACTTGGACGGATCGTACAGGTAATACCAGACGAGCCATACATGGAGGGGCTGATAAATCAAATCGTGGAGCGACGATTTATTTAGCGCACGGTTCAAAAGTTGGTTGGTATATGGAAGAAGGTACCGGCGTACATGGACCTAAAGGACGGCCTATAACCGCTAAAAACGGAGGGCTTTTACGATTTACTGTTGGAGGTAAAACGATATTTGTTAAATCTGTAAAAGGGATGAAAGCTCAACCTATTGTTCAGCCTACAGTTAAGGCAGCATTACCAGATATTAAACGACAGGTGCGTAAATATTGGGGGAGTACGTAATGAGAGATGAACTAAGGGAAATTCTCATCGCTAATGTCCATACGGTAAAAGGAGAGGTATGGGAACCTTCCGCTGCAGGCCCAGACTTGCCAAAACCTCACCTAGTTTTACGGGAAGGTAATCAGAATGCTGGTGAAGCATACGCGTCTTTTGCGACTGTATATGAGGTTTGGCCATATGTTAAACGCACAACATTTCAGCACGTAGACGAACTTTCCAAAGAAGTCATTAGTGCGCTAAATAAGAAGAGGTTCGATGTGAAAGGTGTCCCACACTATATCGAATATATTGGCACTGCAAGTGAGGACATCGTGGATGAGGAATGGGATGCCCTAACTAGAGGGCTTCGTTTTCAAGTTTATTCGTTGGCTTGGCTAGTTCATTCGACAGTCAAACCAGATCCAGTAGCAGCAATGCAAAATTGGTCAGCAATTAAATTCACAGAATTGCAAACTGACCCTGCCGTATGGTCTCCTACAGATGAAAAACCTGCAGCTTATTGGAGACAAGTGAAAATAAATAGTACACAACCTATGAATTGGGGAGCATGGATATCAGCGCAATTGAATTGTCACATCATATCACCAGATGTATCCATACGACGCGTATACACCGAAAAAATAGTACGACAGCTTGCATTGGATTTAAGAACATACATGAGTGACAACTCTCTGATGAGGTTTACTGCAGTATCTGCAGATAGTGGATTAAATCCATTTTTAGACGGGCAAGTACAGTTGACTGTGCAATTTGGCATTCTTAAAGACAAGGTTCCAAAAACATTATTAAAGAATGCATATTTCGATGAAGAAAGAGGTGGCAAAGTTAATGTCTGAAAGAAAGGTTTCGAAAGAAACAACTTTACCAGAAAAACTGGCAGTTGAATCAGTATATAATCGTGAAGAAATCCAAGCGTCTGCAACATCTTTTGGGGAACGCCCAGAGGTAGTAGCAGGCGCTTTATATTTGCTCGAAGGCGACATGTTTACACGTCGTCAAGTTGAAAGTGCTATAAAAAAATTTAAAACCAGGGAGGTTAAATAATGCTTGGTGCAATGTTTAAATTAGGTGAATTAAAACCACGTCCAGGTATTTATGTGCGTTGGTACAATGCAGGCGGATATGCTCGTTACGCTCGCCCACTTGGTGTGGGTGCACAAGTTATTCAAAGTGATTGGGGACCGGTGAATAAAGTTATCACGCTTAACCCGGCAAGTGATATTAAATCAACAATCGGGACTGGTAAAGGTGCAGAAGCAGTCACAGAAATATTTGCTGGCGGCGCATCGTATGTCCATGTTGTACGTGCTGGTAACGGTGGTACAGTGGGCTCGTTGCAATTAGAGACAACGGATGCAAAAGGCATTAATTTAACGACCAAATATCCAACTTCTAGAGAATTTTCTGTTACCTTGCGTGACGCTTTAGATCCTGCCAAAAAAGAATTCTTAGTAATTGAAGGTGGCCGGCAGTTAGAGTCAATTACTTTTGCAAAAGGCGGGGATGAAGTTGCAGCGTTAAAAGAGGCACTTGGAAAAGATATTTACTTCAATATGTTAACTGAAGCAACTGGAGAAATCACAAATGCAGTAAATGTCGCGGCAATAGGTGGTACTAATCCAACAGCAACCGGCGAAGATTATACAAATGCAATGCGCCTCACAGAATCTAAATTCTTTGATTCTATTGGTGTTGATACAGAGGACCCAGTAGTACACGCAGCAGTGCACGCTTTTGTTCGCCGTAAACTCCAAGAGGGATTCAGAATAACGACATTCTTGGGAGCTAATAAAAATGATGATTTTGAAACAAAAGTTCAGCGTGCAAAGGGATTCAACGATTTTGCGGTAGCTTATATAGGCAATGGTTTTTTAAATAGCGTCGGTGAAGAAGTGCTTGGTTCGCGAGCAGCAGCACGAGTGATGGGTATGTTCATCTCAGGTTCATATAAATCGAGCTTAACCAAGAAAACAATCGATGGCGCATTAAGTATCGTAGGCGAGTTGGCTCCGGACCAATATGATACAGCGGCAACAAGTGGTTTACTGGTATTTTCTCTTAATTCTGATGAAATACCGCAAATTGATTACGGTATTAATACTTTGGTCTCAATCGGCTCAGATGAAGATGAGGGTTGGAAAAAGCTTCGCCGAGTACGTACTCGTTACGAATTGATTGATCGCATTGTAGTTAAATTTGATAAGGCTATGAGTAATGAAATAGATAACGGACCAGATGGCCAACAATCACTTATTACTTTGGCCAATGGAGAAATTGGTCAAATGATTCGTGAGGGCGGTTTAGCAAGTGGCGCAATGATACTGGATCCAGACAATGCACCAGAAGGAGATTCTGCTTGGTTTAAATTCGATAACTTAGTCGATCTCGATGGCCTTGAAAAAGCTTACTTATCATTTGGTTTCCAATATTAATCAATAGGAGGGCAAAAATATGGATGGCAGATATATATTCCGAAAATGTATTCCGGACGGCTCCATTGATGTTGCCAATGTGCAACCAGGAGAGTTATTAAGTCGTGAATGGAGTTTCCGCGTGAACGTACCAACTGAACTTCAAGAAGAATTGGATTCCGGTGAATTCGATCCACGAAACATCTTACATGGTGTAGATGGTGAGTTATATGACGAAGATGGGAACTTTCTAGCCGAAGTTAACACATGGCAAGCTCAAATGAATTTTAATACATCCGATTACCAACCAGCCGGTGAATTCATTGTTTGGGGTATTACAACAGGATATTCCTTCAATTTAACGTTTACGGAAACAGTAGTACGAGACAAATTGTTAGTGAAGATTTTGAACGGGTTTAAAAAAGGCGAACGTATTCCGGATTTAAATTTTACAGGTGTATTACGCTCACATCAAAAAGACTAATTGGAGGGTTTTAAATGTCAGAAAATCAACTAAATAATGAAGAATTATTAGCTATCGAGGGCTCTGTCCTCGATGGTTTACTTGCTGCATATGAGGATCAACAAGATGAAACAGTTACTATCGAGATTGCACGAAAAGGAAAAGTTTTCTTTTCATTCGACATACACGGATTAACTGAAAAACAATATAACGATTTACAAGACCAAGCTACTAAATTCCGAAAGGCTAAAAATTTAGGTGGCGTTAAGGTAGCGGAAGAAACAGATGTTACGCGATTCCGTTCGCTTCTTATTTATCATGCAACAGTTGAGAAAGATCGTGTCAAGCTTTGGAATAACAAAGAGGCATGGAATAAATTGAACGTCGTAAATGGCCCAGATTTGATTGATAAGGTCCTTTTAGCTGGAGAGAAAAAAGCCATTATCGATAAAATCGATGATATTAGTGGATTTTCAGATGATACAGAAATTATAAAAAACTCATTAAAGCAGGAGGGAGATTAACACTCCTGCATGAGATTTTTCAGCGTACTGGCAGGCTGCCAGATGAAATAATGGGTAAACCTGAAGGCGTTCAAAAATTTGCCTTATTATCCATGCAAACGAAGCTCGAAGCTGAATATGAAGAAAGAATGGCCATTAAAAGAGAACAAGATCGCTTAAGGAATCAGAGGAGGTGAACTGAATGGAAAAGGAAGTTTATCGTATTGAGATACCAATCGAAACCATTGACGAATATTCGGACGGCTTAAAAAAGGCTGAAAAAGATGTAGAAGGCTTTGAAAAAACTCTTAAAAGGGCTGAAAGAAATTTAGAGGAATGGGGAAAGTCATCTAAGATTGCTTCAAATGGAATTGAAGATGTCGGAAGGTCAACTCAAAAAGCCATTGGTCATGTAACGAAATTCCAGGGAGCAATGGAAAAACAAAAATCGAGGTTAAACAAGTTGTCCTCTTCAAAATGGGATATTACTGTTCGCGCTGTTGATAGAGCTTCTAAAGTAATTTCTGGTATCAGTTCATTTACTCAGCGAGTAGCCGGTAGAAGCTACAGTTTTACGATTCGTGCGATTGACATGGCCTCGAAAACAGTTAGATTTTTACATCAAAGTTTAACGAGTATTCCAGCTATGGTGACGGTAGCCCTTTCAGTTGTTGGCGCAAAAAGCTTCTTAGACGCCACCGTAGGAGCGGCAGCACAAATGGAATTGGCTCAAGTTCAAGTAACGAGTCTATTTGGCAAAAATCAAAAAGCCGCTAATAAATTCTTTGACTTTTTAAATAAGGCTGGCGCAGACTCCATGTTTAGCCAGGAAGATTTCTTTGGTTCTGGACGCGCATTTGTTCCTTTAACCAAAAACTTAAAAGAATTGAAATATGCAGTTGGTATTACTGAAAGATTGGCGGCATCTAATCCGCTTGAAGGTATGGAAGGTGCATCATTCGCTATTCGCGAAGCATTATCTGGTGACTTAATTAGTTTAGCTGAACGTTTCAATTTGCCTAAGACAATGCTTGCTTCTATTAAAACAGCGCCGACAATGCAAAGAAAATTAGAAGCGTTAGATAAGGTTCTTGGCAAAATGGGGTACTCCCAAAATTACTTAAATCGAGTAAATGATACTGGTTATGTCCGTTGGCAGAAACTAATTGATACAACGAAATTAAAATTTACTGAAATGGGTAAATCGGGATTGCAAGCGGCAAAGCCATTAATTGCTGACCTAAATAAAATGGTAGAAGGTAAAGGCTTTAAAGAATTTGGTAACACCATGAGTCAAGGGATTACTTGGGGTATAAAAAAGATTCGAACTGGATTCGGTGAGGTTAACGATTATTTTAGTAATCCTCAATTCAAAAAGCTATCTTTCGAAGGAAAACTTAATTTTATCATGGATGATGTAGGCGGTTCAGTCAGCAAATGGTGGTCTTCAAAAGGCAAACCCACATTAGACCAATGGTGGACATCGACCGGAAAGCCTTGGGCAGAAAAAACAGGACTTTCTATTGGCGAAGCAATTTTTAAAGGCATCGTTACAGGTATAAAAGAAGGAATGTCAACTATCGGTGGTATGTGGGGGGATGTCGGTTCATCAATAAAGAAAAATGGGATTTTTTCAAAAGAAACCAGCGGTGCTATTGGCGGTGCTGGTATTGCTAGTCTTGGGGCATTAGCTCTTGGATCAATGGCCCTATCTCCATTATTAAAAGGCGGCGGTATGCTAGTTAATACTGGAAAATGGGCTTACAATAAAACGTTAGGACGAGGCAAAGGCGGTGCGCCTAGCGCGCCTGTTGTGACAACGGTAAAAGAAACAAAACCATCGGCTCCTGCAAAAAAGCCGGTTATTGTAGACCAATATGGAAATCCAATATCATCTAAACCGGTACCTAAACAACAGACAGTTCCAAAAGCTCAACCGGTTCCAAAAGCTCCGCCTCCATCTAAAGGATGGACAAGTTATTTAAATCCAAAGAACTGGAAGTTGCCTAAAATGCCAAAACTCTCAAAAATGCCGAAGCTAGGAGGAGCGGGATCACTACTAAAAAAAGTACCTATTGTTGGTGGTTTGTTAGGGATTACAGCATTAGCTGGTTCTACGAAGGACACTTTAGCAGGCAATATAGGGTCTTTAGGCGGAGGTATTGCAGGAGCTAAGCTTGGTGCGATGGGTGGTGCAGCGTTAGGTTCAGTTGTCCCCGGTGTAGGAACGGCTATAGGTGGAGTCGCTGGTGGACTTTTGGGCGGTATTGGAGGTGCTATTGGTGGAGAAAAAGTCATGAATTGGCTTTTCGGTCCTAAAAAGGCTGAAGCCTCAACTACTTCTTCGTCCACTCAAACTAATTCACTGCCCCAAGGAGCAACGCCTATTCCGCAAGGAGCAACACCTATCGATTCCTCTGCTAGCGCAGGAGCTATGGTCAATGAGTCGATGATGGCGTTGGCACAGCAAACTCAATTAGCAACTACTAATATGAGTACTTTAACTAGTTATATCGGGCAAGCATCAGGATGGGTCGTTGGGGGATTCTCAGCTCTGCAAACTTCTGGTGCAGCGATAAATAGCAATATGGCTATTCTATTATCTTATTTAGGACAAGCGAGCGGATGGGTTGTCGGTGCCTTTAATGGTATGCAATCGGCTGGTGCTATGCTAACAAATAATATGAATATCTTATCTTCATATGTTGCACAAGCATCAGGATGGGTCGTTGGAGGATTTTATAGTTTGCAAGGTACCGGAAACTTGATTGCGACAAATGCTAATATCCTTACTTCTTACCTTGGGATGGCGAGTGGATGGGTTGTGGCTGGTTTTAGCCCTGTTCAATCAGCTGGTGCAAGAGTGAGTGGTAACGCATCTATTTTAGCTTCCTATTTAGGCCAAGCAAGTGGATGGGTAGTTAGTTTAAACGGTATACAATCTGGCGCAGCAGCAGTTAAATCAGCATTAAGTGGTCTGGCCGGTCGAATTAATAGTGTAAGTGTTCCGAGCATTCCAAGTGTGTCGGCACCAAATGTCCCTAAGCATGCAAACGGTGGACTGATTAGTCAACCTCATTTAGGTTTGGTTGGTGAAGCTGGTCCGGAAATGATTATCCCTTTATCAAGTGGTAGACGTAATCGAGCAATGGATCTTTACCAAAAAACTGGTCAAATGTTAGGCGTTCGACCATATGCAAATGGCGGTCTTGTAGGTGGAGAACCTCTCGTTCCGGCGATGGATATGCCTGTTAGTACACCGAGTGGTGCAGTTTCAGGCATCACTATCAGTGCCCCGATATTGTTAACTGTAGACGGTTCCGGCGGCTTCGATGCAGAAGCAATTACGAGTGAAATTCTTGATTTATTCGGTATGGAAGTCGTTAAGCAATTAAATGATGCACTTTCTAATTTAGCTACTTAGGAATGGGGCGATAGAATTTGAAATTTGTATTAATTGACGCTACAACAAAGAAGAAACTTATTTTTCCGATTGCGCCAGAAACTTTAAAAGTTCAAATCGGAACTAAAACACAAACGTTTGATTCCATTAATTTAGGCGATATTGAATTGCCTCGTGGACGAGTACCTATTAAGTTTTCAATGAGTGGTCTACTACCTGGTCCAAATCAAAATGTACCGAAACGATATTCAGATTTAGACCCTGAAGATATCGTGAAACAAATTAGAAAATGGTCAGAAGAAAAAAGAGCTAGCGGAAAAAAATTGCGTTTTCTTGTCACGGGCACAAACTGGAATATACCTGTTTCAATTTCGACATTTAACCCAGAATTATCAGGAGGGTTAGGGGATGTAAATTATACATTAGAGCTTACTGAATACAGAGATTTTACTGTGAAAGAAATAAAATCCCAATCCTCTGGCAAAAAGAAAGTACGTGAGACGAAACCTAAACCAAAATCGTATACCATAAAACCTGGTGATAATTTGTGGAATATTGCTCGAAAATACACAGGAAAAGGGATTAAATGGACTGAAATGTGGTCTTTAAATAAAGGTAAAAGCAAGAGTAAAAATCCTAATCTAATTTATCCAGGAGAAAAATTCACAATTCCATCTGGGTGGTTATCATGATTGATTTAACGAAAGTAGATTATCGCGTCATATTATTACCACCAAGCGGCAATAAACTTGATGTTACAGACTTGATACTGTCTGCGACTCATGAAGAAATGAAAGATGAAATGGCGGCACGCCTTAAATTAACTTTTAAAGATATCAAACGTGATGGTGCTTGGGTGCATAATCATGTTTTTTTATCTAAAAGACTTGTGTTGCAAGCGACTGATGGAGATGGGTGGAAGGAAATATTTCGTGGTTCCATTTATAGTTGGGAATCCGTTTCTGAAAATCGTACAGTGAACATCACGGCTTACGATCCGTTATATGCAACGATGCAATCAGAAGAACATTACTATTTTACAAAAGGTATGACAGCGTCAAGTAGTATCAAGCAAATAGCAAGTGAAACAGGAATTCCGTTAGGTGATATTAGTGGTCCGAATGTAGCACTGGCTAAAAAGATTTATAAAGGGAAAATTGGTGAAACCATTGCAAAGCGATTAGAAGAATCCAAAGAAAAAGGCGCTGGTAATTTTATTACACTCTCAACAAAAGGAAAGCTAGAAGTCGTCAAGGAAGGTTCTAATAAAATTGTTTATGAATTGCTAAAAGATACGCTTGAAAGTAGCTCGGATAAACGAACAATCGAGAGTTTGGTTACGAAAGTAAAGATTTACGGTAACGAATCGAAGAAGACAAGACCAAAAGTTGAAACAACAGTAACGGGCAAAACAGAATTTGGGACACTTCAAAAGATATTGTTTAAATCCAGTTTCGAAAATATGGGCGATGCGAAAAATGCTGCAAATGATTTGTTGAAAGAAAACGGTAAACCAGTGGTGACAATGCCTGTTGTCCATCCCGATATTCCATGGTTACGAAAAGGGGACAAAATTAAGATAGCAGCTGGTACGGTCAGCGCTAAGAATAAGAAAGGTGAACAGATTACTATTGACTGCATAGTTGAAAGTGTATCAAGGGATTTAAAGTCAAGAAAAATGACATTGAAAATTAAAAAGGTGTGATGATATGACTAATTATTCATTTCGTAAATGATTTAGCTCGTGCAATAAAAGGGACATCTAAAAAAGAAACGAACGCTGCCATTCAGTTTCCAGTATTCGGAACATTGGATAGTAAATTAGATTTACTGCTTGACGGATTTAGTAGAACCATACCAAAAGATGATTATCACGTATGGGAGCAGGCGGAATCATCTCTAATACCAGGCAGCAGAGTACTATGTATTCCAATTGAGGATGGACATACGTACGTTGTTATGGGGAAGGTGAAGTAATATGGCAGAAGTGTTATATCCAACTTTTGATGAGCCGGATTTAGTTGCTGACGAAGAAATCGAAACGCTTAGTGATATATATGCTCGTAAATTTGATCATGAAGGGAAAAAAACAATTGTTACCGGTTCTGGCAGAACCATAAACGGTACAGCAATTGATGCTTATCGGTTTTGGGTCATTAAATGTTTACTCACAGAAAGGTATCAATGTGCAGCATATAGTACCGACTTTGGCATAGAATTCGAAGCAATCATGGAGGCTGACTATGACAGAGATATCGCAGAAAGCGAAATCAAACGTAGCATTACAGAAGCACTTTTGGTGGATGAACGCACTGTTGATGTTCTAGACTTTACTTTCGAATGGGAAGGAGATTCCTGTCATATCACTTTCATTGTAGAAAGTATATACAGCATTGATGTTGTTGAAGTCGATAGAGGAGGCGAGCTAAGTGGCAGAATTCGTGCTGCCTGATTTTTTACAAGAATCAGAGGAAGAAATTCATAAAAGAATGATTGATATGGCCCCTCCAAATTATGAAACGTCGGAGGGGTCTTTATATTGGGATCATACAGCGCCCACTGCAATGGTAAGGTCTCGGTTGGTTGAATACGAGCTTACACTAACTTTAATGATGATGTTTCCACAATTTGCGAGTGGACCATTTTTGGACTATCATGGCGAACCGATTGGCGTTATTCGACGACCTGCAGCTTTTGCTGTAGGGAACGTGACTCTAAGAGGCAAACCCGGTACTCCAATAGAGGCAGGTTCTGTTGTATCTACAATTGGTGATGAAAATGAGGCTGGATTGCTTTTTAAAATTACTGAGAATGGAACTGTACCCGAAGAAGGCATTATTTCGTTACGAGTAATGGCGCTTGAGGCGGGAGCTATTAGTAATGTGCCAGCTGGTACCATACAAGGAATCGTTAATTCTATCCCAGGTATAACATCTATTACAAACGAGGAACCGTTAAAAGATGGAACAGATGTGGAAGATGATGAAACTTATCGACAACGGATTATTGAACACCATCAGAATAAACCATTAAGTGGCGCAAGAAGCGATTATGTTAAATGGGCTAAGGAAGTTTCAGGTGTTGGCGATGTCATTGTTTTGCCGTTATGGAATGGCCCTAAAACAGTAAAAGTGTTGATTACAAACAGTGAACGAGAGTTAGCGTCAGAGGAATTGATTGCAGCGGTACAAGAACATATTGCACCGGATGAAGATAAAGGCGGTGGTCGTGCTCCAATCGGCGCAATCGTTACCGTTGATACAATTACACTAATTCCTATCGATATTCAGTTTACTCTCGAAATAGAAACTGGCTATCAAATGGCTGACGTAATCGAGAACATCAAATCTTCCGTAAATTCATACTTCTCTGATTTACCACTTGTGAAATGGGCAGAAGTGATTGCAACTATCGTCAATACTACAGGCGTATCGGATTGTAGCGATGTATTACTAAATGATTCAACAAAAAATATCATTTTACAAATAGGGGAAAGAGCAGTTGTAGGTGAGGTGACGGCTTTATGAGTATGAAAATCACTACGAAAACAGGGAAAGAAATGCTCGAGTCCGTTACACCAATCTATAATAATGATGATTATGCCTTGTCCATTTTTGAAGCTAACGGAAAAATAATGGATGAAATATCAGTTATCATAAAACAAACAATCGACCAGGCATTTCCGCAAAAAGCATCCTGGTCCTTAAACTATTGGGAAGAAAAATTAGGCATAAAAAACATGGCTAATAGGATGGATAAAGAACGTATTCAGCAAGTGCTTTATGAACTGAATAAATACTTCTCTATTTCGCGTTACCGTATGGAAATGATTGTGAACAACTTCGTAGATAAGAAAAATGCAACCGTTGAAGAAGAAGGTGAAGAATATGCATTTCGTATTATCATTCCTGTTGACAGCAAAATTGGCATCGGTCTACGTCAAGCCATCGAGGATGTCAAACCAGCACATCTTTTACCAATCTTCGAACGAGTAATCGAAGCTGGATCCATAGTTGTGACGGGAGGTACTTATCACTACCCAGTCTACTACCCAGAAACCGGCGAGTTTTCTGGTGAAAAGAACTTTTCACAGTTTGACACAGGAATCATTGAAAATAAAGATGATTCATATATTTTCGAAGTTGAATACCCGGTGTCAGAAAAGATGGTATCTATCATCGAATGTAAATCTACAAGTCTTACAGACAGCGGATACTCGTATGCAAAGAATTATCCAGAAACGGGCGAAATGACCACATTAAATAAGCTAGCTAGTACGCAAGAATCGTCTATTTCTATCAATCAAGAAAATTATTGCTATAGAGTTATTTGCCCTGTATGTGGCGAAATTGAAACGGGAGGAGAATGGTAAATGAATGATTTCACTTATAAAATAAATGAATTTTACGCAGAAGAATCGCGTCGTTTAATCGCATCCATCGCTAAAAAAGCGTTTATTACGATTAATGGCGCAGAATACGAATACCCGATTACTAATACGGTCATCCGTGATGGTTTTTTAAAGCATTACATCGAAATCGAAGACGAGCCTGCCGGAAACATCGAAAAAGCTGTTTTAGTAAACGAAAATGGTATTCCATTGGTAACAGGTACGGGAATCATTGAAAAAGGTGACGATGGCTGGCAAATCGCATTTAAAATGTTTGTCAAAGTACAAGAAGAAGGAGCTGAGTAAGAATGGCAGATGTGATTGAATTAAAAGACTTGCTTGATGAAAAGTATGATCATATACCAACCGTTTGGCATGATAAAGTAGTTGATCCGGAAGGCGATAATTCGCATCCAGGGGTAAAATTTACAGCAAAGCGTGGTAACAATTTAGAAACTGGTATCGATAAAGCACATGATCGATTGAATAATATTGTTGACTATATTGGAGAATCAGATCGTATGCAAAAGAATTTGCGATTTGAATTTTTATTGTTAAAAGCTTCAGTTACAAGTGGTTTAACATCAAATATTTTCGTAGATAATTTTGAGGCATTAGACGGAATTACTCTTGCTGCAGGAGCACATGACCAAGGGCTACAACGAATTTACTTACCATAGATAATGTAATTGTTAGGAGATAATATTAGTGTTACAATCAAGCGATTTAGTCATATATAAAAAAGCAGAAGAATTACTTAATAATGTTTATCCAGTTCTTATTAATTTTCCAAAATCAGAAAAATTCGCATTATCACAGGAAATTAAGCAGGCATTTTATGCACTATTAAGAAATATTTTACTTGCTAATAATATACGCCATAAAAGACGTATGTATCAGGAGGAGGTAGATGCTTATTTAAAGCTCTTACTCATCCTTTTTAATTTGGCTAAAAAGCAAAAATACATCACCCAGAAAAAGAATTATCAAATACAACAGAAATTAAGTGAAATTGGTCGCATTTTGGGTGGTTGGATGAAATCAACTAAATAAAGAATAGGGTTACGGCTACATGGCTCGAATCGCGCTATTCGTGGCAACAATTCGGCGCGCAACTGGAACAACAATACGTCGTCTAATCGCAATACGAATATCGGGTTCCGCCCCGCCCTGTTAGAAACATTATGTTCAATACGTTTACGGATGTATTGACATGGCTTTGAAATAACTTCAAGGGAGCCGTAATCCTTCGTCTATGACGTAAACACATGAATAGTCATAGCGCCGACCAGAAAGGAGCCGTTATGGCGAAAATAATTCAATATGATGATTTATATGAGAAAATAATAGCTTTTGGAAATCTTGAATATTCCTATCATCAAGTGGTAAAAGGGGAACGCAAGTTCAGAAAAGATGCTGTACTTTTCTCAATATTAGAAGATGTTAATCTAGTTAGGCTTTGGGATGAATTAAAAACTGGACAATATCGAGTTAGCGAGTATATTCGTTTCAAAGTTTACGAACCAAAAGAACGTTGGGTATCAGCACCACGTGTACGTGATAAAATCGTACAATTTGCAACACACAATATCATTAAAAATGTCTATGCAAATGTCTTTATTTCCGATTCTTATGCGTGTTTAGAAGAACGAGGTACACATGCAGCTGTTGATGCTGTGCAAAGAGACATGAGAATAGCTGAAAGAGAATACGAAGAACCGTGGATTGTGAAATTTGATGTCAGTAAATTCTTTTATTCTATTGATAGAGAAATTCTTAAACGCATTCTTCGAAAGAAAATCAAATGTAAGAAAACCTTATGGCTGTTGGATTTAATTATCAATAGTAGTCCAGAAGGAAAATGTGGCATTCCATTAGGAAATGTGACTTCTCAGGATTTTGCAAACATTTACTTAAATGAGCTAGATCAATACATCAAACGATATCTAGGCATTCGTTATTACGTGAGATACATGGATGATGTAGTAGCTGTTGTAGATGGAAAAGAAAAGGCACAGAAGTTATTACAAAAAATGAAGTCATTTGTCTCTGATAAATTAAACATCACAGCAAATCCTAAAAAGTCGCAAATATTTCCTTTAAAACAAGGTGTGAATGCATACGGTTATAAAATTTGGACAACACATCGATTAGTTAGAAATCAATCGAAGAAGGCTATGAAAAGACGGATAAAAGGCATGGATAAAAAGTTAAAAAGCGGTGAAATAGAGTTACGAAACGTGCAGCAAGCAGTTAATAGCTGGCTAGGCCATGCACGCCATAGTAACTCTTTTAATTTGGCCAAAAAGATTTTTGAACCATATCCATATATAAAAATTGAAGGAGCTGAACGATTTGGCAACAGGTGATTTAATTAAATTAGGTACGCTATATCTCGGCGGAGCAAAAAAAGCGAGACCAACTAATCCAATAAATGGTGGGGACATACCTGCCTTTTCTGCCGGTCAAGTGATCGAAATTCGTGATACAGACACATCTGATGCATATAAATTGCAATGGCGTGAAATCAATGATGGAGGAAAAAAATATTTAGTTGCAGACCGTGCAATTATCCAGTCTATCTCCTGGGATGATTTAAATGCACAATCATTGATTTTTGGTAAAACAATTACAGTTGACGGACAACAATACAAAATTCGTTCGTTAACTGGTGGTAGTAACTATCGTGGTACTGATGCTTATTCTGGTGGTTCGCCTACTAGCAACGAATGGGATCGCTGGATTGTAAATGAGGCAGGTCTTGTAGGCTTACCAACTCCTACTGCGACGGAATTAACGAATAATTCAGCAAATCGAAACGGGACACATAACCAATTTTGGAATTGGTATAACATGTATTCATGGGCGCAAGAAACTTATACAGCTAATGGCTCTTACCGCGCTGTTCGTGGCTACATTTCGGCGCGCTACAGGGGCTACATTGCGTCGTCTAGTCGCGGTACGGATATCGGGTTCCGCCCCGTCCTTGAAGTTCTGAATTCTTCTCCTCTGATCTCAGGCGATGTACAGAACTTAGGAAATAAAACAGGTCCGTTCAACGTAAATTATCAAGTCTCTGACCCAGAAGGCGATGTAGTAAATGTTGTAGAAAAGTTAAATGGAACGGTTTTAAATACAAAAAACGGAATCACTCAAAATACAACGCAAACCATCAGTATCACAAGTAATCAATGGGCAAGTATTCCTTTGAATGTCACTTCAACGATTACAGTTGAAGCAACTGACGCAAAAGGCGCTAAATCAACTCGAGAATATACATTTACAAAAACAAATGCAGTTCCGACAGCAACGATTGTCGAACCAAAAGGGGATTTGGCAAATCTATCAATTGTTGATAAATTATCGCCTATTTTAGTTCATTCATTTTCTGACACAGATAGTGGTGATTCCCAATCCGCATATCAATATATTATTGAAGATACAAACGGTAATATAATCAAAGATTCTGGCAAAATAACGTCAACTCAATCATTTTATCAAGTACCAGACAATCTATTAACTTGGGGCACACGATATAAATTTAAAGTACGCGTTTGGGATAAATATGATGTCCCATCTGAGTATACAAATTATGAGTTCTTTTTACCGAACCGTGCGCCAAATATCACAGATTTGCAACCTGGTACAAATGATGCCGAAAATCCAGCTGGTACAGGTGTTGCACCTGAATTCACGTGGACATTCGAAGATTTAGATTTAGAATCACAAATGGCGTACCAATTAAAAATATTTAATACATCAGATGTTCTAGTTTATGATTCTTCAAAAGTTTATAAAAACGTCAATAAACATCAAGTAACCAATGGTGTATTAACAGACGGCGTTATTTATTACGCAACATTAACTGTTTGGGATCCAAACGGATTATCAAAAACGAGCGATAAAGCGTATATCCGAACGAATGCAACACCAAGCACACCGATTTTAACAGGACCAATCGACAATTATCGAACTGTTTTGAAACCAACATTTAGTGCAATTATCGGTACTGATCCAGAAGATAATGGTCAACACTTTGCTATTCAAATTTGTGAAGACTCTAAATTTGAAATGGACGTATTAACTTTTAGAAGTGACCAAAACCGTTCTGGATGGAAAGTAAATGGTTACGATATTCCGGTAGAAGGCATATTCAATATCCAGCAAGGACAAGCAGTAACGTACGATTTGCAAGTCGATTTGAATATGAATAAAACGTACTACTGGAGAATGGCTGCCATTGATGCTAGTACAACTGCTGTTGGTGTTTATTCAGCAGCTAGAAAAATCCGAGCAGGCAACAAGTTAGAATTTACTCTCGCGACGCCAATCAATACAAATGCCATTGCAGCACGTCGAATTTTATTTGCGGCCGATTATATATTGCCTGTTGATGGTGCAAATAAAGCGTCAATTAAAGTGGAATTCTCAAATAACGCACTAGATGTTGCCCCGGTTTGGGAAGATGCCACAGCAGAATTTTTAGCGATGGATTATTACAACTTCGCAAATTCTGAAAAGACTGCAGAACAATTTGCAATCAACATACGCGTAACAGTTACTGCAAATGATTCATTGTTACCAATTTCAATCGACGCAATTGGTCTAACATTCGACTAATAAAAAGGGAGGAAAAATAGATGAAACCAATCACAAGAACGCCTTTACAAGAAATTCGTGCACAAGAAGAATTAACAAAAGCAAAAGAAACCCAGCTGCAAAGCTTGGGTTTTTTACTTGCTCAAGAAAAAATTAAAAATATAGAAAAAGACGCTAAACTGGAACAATTAGGACAAGAATTAGCAGATTTAAAAATAGAAGTCATGGCTTTGAAAGGAGGTGTTGACTAATGAGCAACTATACTTTTTGGACAAATGCATATAAATGGGGTTGGGTAACCGCTGAATTACTTAAAGGTGCAGTAAAAACCAAATCAAATCCATTCGGCGAAATTTCGCTGGAAGAATATAAAACGATTACTGGCATTGATTTTGAACAAGCGTAGGAAGTGTAAAAATTGAGTAACGTGAAATTAGAATTAATCGAAACCATCCGTAAACAGGATGAATTGATTAATCAACAAGCCGAAACAATCATGAGCCTTGTAAATGAGACAGTAGAGCAAGAAAGTATCATTAATGAGCTCATGAAAAGTGAATTGAATTAGTGAAAAGTAAAAATTTCTTATTAAGGAGCTTATCAGAATAGCTCTTTAATTTTGAAGAAAAGTAGGTGTAGCCAATGGATGTAAAAACAGCAAGTGAAATAGCAACAAGCCAAGCAGTATGGGCGATTTTATGTGTGTTATTGACGATTTATGTAATGAGACGTTCTGAACAGCGAGAAAATAAACTCATGGCTCATTTAGAACGTTCAAACGAATCCCAAGCAAAAACGGCGACTGCGCTAGAGGGGATAAATAGAAGTTTATCATCATTAGAAACTCGTGTGGATCGCATTGAAAAATTTACGGAAAAGGATGATTAAAATGACAACAGAAAAATTAAAACAATATATC